TGCTTGCTGTGGCCGTGAGCTGACTAAAAAAGAAAGCATTGACCGTGGCATTGGCCCGATATGTGCTGACAACTGGGGTCTATAGGATTACCACCCATAACCAAACAGGGGCGGTCTTCGGATCGCCTCTTTCTTTTTAATCGAACCTGTTGTATTGTTTCCGCATCCCTGACAGTCGCATGGTGCGTCTGACATTTGCCACGACAGGAGAATCACATGGCTAACACAACTTTCTCAGGACCAGTGCGTTCTGAAGGCGGCTTCCAGCAAGTTACCAAAAACACCACAACAGGCGCAGTCACACCATCGCAGTTTGCGTTGCAGACTATTGCCACCACAGGCAACAACGTAGTTGACACAAGCACAGGCACAGCCGCAGGCGCGAACAACGCTAGTTTGGATACTGGCGCTACTATTTTTGGCATTACTCCTAATGCTCATGGGTCTGGCATTCCAAATGCTGCTATTAACACTTTTGTAAGTAAGGTTGGCGGCACTATTGTAACCTCCATTCTTATTGACCTTCAAGGCGGCTTTGATGGTTCTGCAACGGTTGATAGAATTATTGGTAATGGCACGGATGCAAACGCTTACATTGCAGAGCTTACTAAAGAAGTTAATGGTATTCCTATTCTTCTTGAGTTTGGTTGCGTAGAAGTACCAACTGGCGGTGACCCAGACATTAACTTGGCTATTTCTGCCACAGGAACTACTGCTTCTGGTGCTGCGGTTGTGTCATCAACTGTGATGATGAACAACGGTGACTTGACTCTAGGTTATTATAACGCTGTTGATTCTGGTGCTGTTATGGCCGCTTTGTCTAAGAAGTACGTGTACCTCACTCAAGGTGCTGTAACAAACGCTGCTTATTTAGCAGGTAAGATTTGGATTCGTATTACTGGCATGAACGTAGATTACGCCAACGGCTAATCATTATGGCTGGGAGTTTCGGCTCCCAGCCTCTTACCTTAATAGGAGGCCAAAATGGGTATACAAACAGACGTACAAGTCAAATTTATTTCTGACGAAAACGCGGCTGATCCAGATCGACTGGTTACAGTAGCTAGACCAGATACATCAGCTACAATGGCGGCAACTACCTTCTTAGGTGGCGGCGCTAGGAATGTTACTGTAACAACAACAGCCACTAACGATAACGGCAAAACGTGTACAATAACAGGCACAGATGTTTTCGGTAACGCTATGACAGAAGTCATAACATCGACAGGATCTGCCGAAGCCGTTGCAGGAGCAAAATTATTCTTAACTGTTAGCGCAGTGGAATGTTCTGCTCAATACGCTGCAAACATCTCAGTCGGATCAGGTTCACTATGTGCCAGCGAAGTAGCTGGCGGTGGACGCACTCGACTTAAAGGATACTCAATTGTATCCGCTGGAACGGCAGGGCTAGTTAATTTCTTTAATGGTACGCCAGACAGCGGCACTAGTATATTTAAAGCTCAGACAATTGGCACAGATAATGCCACTGTGGATAACACCATCCCAGACGAAGGTATGCTGTTTAAGTCTGGTTTGTCTGTTAAATATACAGTCGCCACGGTTGTATTAATGAATGTGTTTTTCGCATAGGGGTTTTAAATGGCAACTTCTGGAACCGTAGCGTTCAAGCCAGACGTGCAGGAAATTATCACTGAGGCGTTTGAGCGTTGCGGTATCGATCCGCAAGTTCAGACAGGTGACAGGGCTGTGTCAGCACGGCGCAGCCTTAACCTGCTCTTCTCTGAGTGGGCTAACAGGGGTATTAACTACTGGGCGCTGTCTCAGAAGACTTTGCCCCTAGTGAACGGCCAGACAACGCCCTACACACTTCCCGCAGGCACTATCGATATCTTAGACGCCGTCATCAGAGATACATCTGGCGCAAGCACGTCTGACCAAGTAATTAATCGTGTGTCGATTGCTGACTACAACCAACTGCCAAACAAGACATCTAGCGGCAAGCCAAGCCAGTACATGCTAGACAAACAGATCACGCCAGTTCTGTACCTTTGGCAAATACCAGACAAGGCAACTTACAGCATCATCTACTGGGCTATAAATCAGCTTGAGGACGTTAATGCCTCAAATCAGGATGCAGACATTCCATACCGCTGGAACGAATGCATTTGCGCTGGCTTGGCAAGTAAGCTGTCACTTAAATTTGCAAATGAGAAATTTACAATACTAAATGAGATGTATGAACGGGCGTTTAGCTTTGCGGCTTCTACAGATAATGACGGTGTGAGTTTGAGGATTCAGCCAACTGCGCTGAATTTATCTTAATGGCAAAATACGCAAGAGGAAAAAAATCCTACGCGATAAGCGACATAAGTGGACTTAGAGTAAAATATTCTAAGTTAAAAACCACTTGGGATGGATTGCGTGTTTCGCCAGAAGACTTTGAGCCAAAGCACCCACAGCTTACGCCAGCAAAAAATGTTGTCGATGCCACGGCCCTTATGGATGGTCGGCCAGATAACGATCCCGAAAATGTTGTTGTGTATATCGGTTTTACGCAAGACTGGACAATTGATAAGAGGTTTTTACCACCAGTTGGCGTTCCAGCCTTTGGCGGCGTTGGCAATAATAACTTTATATCACTAAGAAATCAGACTGGCGTTGGCGGCACAGCAGCCGTTGGAAGCATATCTCTGTTTATTACTATAGATATGGAAGTAACGGGACTAGGCGCCACTGGTGGCGTGGCTTCTGTAACAGTCCAGCTTGAAGATATTATTGGGGGCGTTGGTGGCGATGGTGGCGCTGGGACAGTAAATGTAAATGTATTGCCAGCAATTACGGGCGTTGGTGGCGATGGCGGCGTTGGAACCGTTGTGTCTGCTGAAGCATTTGGTTGGGGTCGAGGCGCGTGGAACCAAGGCGCATGGGGCGACCAAGAAGGATCTCCTTTCCCTTCTGGAGCTGGTGGCACTGGTGGCGTTGGGACAGTAGCAATTAGCGCAGACGCGATAATTACTGAGACTGGTGTCGGTGGATCTGGGGCTGTAGGTAACGAAAGTATAGAATTAGACTACTCTGGGTTTGGCTCTAGACAATTTGGTGAAGGAACGTGGGGTAATTAAATGAATTACACAACATTAAAAGCAAGCATCCAGAACTTTTTGGAAGACGATTCAGCAGAGCTGGTGGCGTCAATCGATCAGATCATAGCGCAGGCGGAAGACATCATATTTCAGCGCCTGCCAAATCTCCCATGTTTTCGCCAGACATCTTCAGCGGCCAATTTAGTTGCGGGAACTGCTGACTATGTCGTGCCATCTGCGCGCATGATTAGGCAGGTATCAGTGATAAGTACAAATGTTACAAGCTATCTTGACCACAGAGTTGATTCATACCTTAGAGATTTCTGGCCAAATGCAACACTGCAAGAAACACCCAAGTTTTATAGCACCAAGTCAGCTAATACTTCTGGAACCACCATAACAATTGCCCCAACGCCAAATGCGGCTGACCCATACCTTGTGGACTTTATTGCACCCGAAACTGGGCTAAGTGCGGGTAATGCAAATACATGGGTTGGCGACAACGCAGAAAATGTGCTACTATCAGCATGTTTATACGAGGCGTCTGCGTTTCTTAAAGCTGGAGAGACTTTGGCGCTATATAAGACACAATTTGACGAAGCCCTGCAATTGTTTGTACAAGAGATGCAACGCGATTACGCAGCAGAATATAACGGAGGTCTATAATGGCTATTTCACAAGCAATGTCCACACTGTTCAAGAAAGATGTCCTGCTGGGCGATCAACATCTTGACACAGATAACATCTACATTGCTCTCTACACCAGTAGCGCAACATTAAACGCAACCACTGATGGATACATAACATCTAACGAAGTGGCAAACGGCAACGGCTACACAACTGGTGGGAACGCACTCGCAAGTAAGACTGTCATTGAAAACAGCACCAGTGGTTGTTTTGATGCGGCAGACCCAGAGTGGACAAGCGCCACATTCACAGCGCGTGGCGCACTGATTTACAACAAGACATTAGGCGATGCATCGTCAAATGCTCGCGGCGCAATCGCCATATTAGATTTTGGTGGAGACTTTGCCGTAAGCGGAGGCACGTTTCGCGTAGTGTTCCCCGCTCAAACAAAAGATACCGCAATAGTAAGGATCGACTGATATGGCTAGTACCTTTGTAAATGACCTTCGCCTCAATGAGATGGCAACTGGCGATCAGTCAGGCGCATGGGGTACGGTAACTAACGTAAATCTTGAATTGATTGGCGAGGCGCTGGGCTTTGGCACAGAAGCCATCACAACCAATGCCAACACCCACACCTCAACTATTGCTGACGGTGCTACAGATCCAGTCAGGGCGCTCTTCATTAAATATACGGGGACGCTTGATTCCACTTGTACAATTACAATTGGCCCCAACACAGTTAATAAGTTCTGCTTTATTCACAATGCGACTGGCGGATCTCAAAGCATCGCAATTTCACAAGGCTCTGGCGCTAATGTTACTATCGCCACGGGTCAAACCAAGGGCGTATACCTTGACGGTGCTGGCTCTGGTGCGGCTGTTGTTGACGGTTTTGCTACGCTTAGTGTTGGTGATCTTTTGGTT